CACTAAATACAGATACTATTTCACCTCAAGCCGTATTAAATGCACCTCAAACAGTTGATAACATCACTTTTTCATGGACATCAGTAGATGTAACACCAGCAAACAAACCCGACTGGGGAATCAAAACGGCTGGCAACGCTTTTTCATTCACAGAAACCCTATCAAATCCAGGTCTTTCAAACGTAACAACAATAAACCGAACCACAACAACAGACTCTATTGTGGAATCGGTATCTGTCTTTACTCAATAACATTTAGTCAGCAAGTTCTTGCTAACAGTACAACAATAGCGTCTCCTCAAGCCACAAGTAGTGGGTCCGTGATTAACCAGGGAATCAGTGTGAGCCAAGGTAGCTTTATGTTTCAAGAAGTAGGTGACGGAATCCGTTGCAGCGGAACGACTCTTACCATTAATCCCTTCATCTCTAAAGTCAACACTTGGAAAGATCCTTTTGAGCCAACGTACCAAGAAAATGTATATGATGACCGTACAGATGAAGACGGTAATTTAGTCAATCCTGGGGGAATCCTCTTCACTAAGCCTATCCGAACTGGTCAAGCACGTAATAACTTAAGCTTCAATTACGGTATAACTGCCACGGTTGCTGTGCCGTTAGATCGCCGTATGACTAATAGATGCGTTGCTGCTATGAATACCCGTGTTAAATATTTAGAACAAGCCTACAAAGCCAAAAAATTAGATTATGCTTTGGGACGTTTAAAAGTCTGTGCAGAGCAATTAAAACTCGGTGTTATGTACGCAAAAGATAGTCCTAGTTATGTTGTTTGTGAAGATGTTCGATTAGTTAATCCTCCTAATACATTGCCAGATCATAAACACTCTATTTCCGAGAATCCCTCTGCTCCTTTCTCCTATCAGCGAGGGACTTTACAGGAGGCTTCTTCCCTCGAATAGCTAACAACTTTTTAGTAATTTTCTTAGATAAGCTTTTAACTTGCCCTTTAATTTGTTTTTGAAAAAGCTTAGCTATCGGCTGACCAATGACAGTAACACCAATAACTGACGTAATAGCAATAGCAGATGTATTAACAAGGACTGTTGGTTGTGGAGCGTAATTCCCTGCTATTTCAATCGGGTTCAAGCCTTCCCATACTGTTTCACATTTACCTGTAAGTTCATCTCTTTTCCAACCTTTAATTCTTGCAAGTCCTCCCTTACCTAACGAACCAACAGGAGTTTTAGCAAGTGTGTCTAAAGGTGGGCAAGGTAATTTATCTACAATAAACTCTCCATCAATAGTTGGAGTTTTTAGATCTTGTTGTCCTACATCGGTATTTCCCTCCTCGTTATTTTCGCCATCCTTTTCTTCCACTTCCTTTCTCTTATTCCTTTTTGATTTCTTTGGCAGGACAGGAGCAACAATTTTAGGAGTTGGTGGCTTTACTTCTACTTCTTCTTGCTCAGGTTCAATAGCAGTAAATCCGTCCCAGTCAACAGCCATACTTTCAAGCGTTGGCATATTGCCATCACAGACATAAAAGTTCCCCGATGGATCTGAAGTTACAAGATTTTTATTCGTTAATGTCCTAGCCCTTACACAGCCAGGCATTTGAATAATTGGGAAACCTATGTTGTTAGGTATTACAGGATCAGGTGTAGAAATAAATGTTGTATCTATTGAAGCTTCAGGTATCTCCCTAACAGAAATATCTTCTATTTCCATTTAGCAGTCGTTCCATTGACCAGCAAGATCACTTGCAACATTTCCTACTTGTTTTCTAGCTTGACCAAAAAATATTCCTGCTAATACTGGCCCTACAATTGGAACCCCTGCCAAGGCTGGTGTCACCTGAACCGATCCAGCATCAGCAATCATCTGTCCATTACTTCTACCTTGAGCTTGTTTTTCAATACATTCAATCTGTTTTGCTGTAAGTGTCCCACCCTCTCCTTTAGGGAAAATTGCAAATTGAGCTACGTCCTGTTTATGTGTATATCTCTTTTTAACTCCACCATTAAACGTAGGCTTGGAGTCATCAACAATAGTTGTTACTAACTTTGGATCGTGTTGCTTAGAATTAAACATCCACTCCTCAGCACCGTCAGGCTTAACTTCGCTCCTGATTTGAATTGAACTATAAGGAGTGCTAGAAAGCTTTGATATGTCAGGTATGCCACTATCTTTACGAGCCAACAAAGAAAGACTCATAAAGTTCGTAGCAATTAAACCACCGCCTAATACTAAAGAAGTCAGGCCGTTAAATGACTTGAATTGAATCATTTAAAAGGAAGCACAGAACCAGTTGATGATGGAACGCTTGGTATTGATGGCATTGCTCCTTTAACAAGAGAAGGCAATTGCTTTTGCACTTCACTCATTATTGATTCAGTAATTTTGCCACGTTGAAAATAAGCCAACGCACCAACAGATACAGCCAAACCAAGTAAGGCTGTATTGATGTAAGTAAGAATTTTTATCATGCAGGGCAAGCCTCACCACCAAGGCCAGCTTCTTGATCTACAGAAGATAAAATCTCTGCATTGATCTCTTGTATTCTTTTATTTAAAGGATCAATACTGGCTTGGGTTGTAGTGTTTAAATCTTTCAACAATTCAGCAGATTGCTTATTGTAATCAGCAACAATATCTTCTACTTGTTTAACTAAACCTGCTTTTTCTTGTGCAAGTTGATTGCGATCAGACATAAAAATAATACATTGCTCCCAAATTATAAACCTACTGTCTATCCCTGACCTGTTCGGCCAGCACGATGGTCTGACCTAGTAATAATTGAAATTAATTACAATGCGTCGGCTAGAGGGATCACCTTCATGTAAAACTCCAGCATGTTCATGAGTTGCGTCGAATTTAACTATACGATTTTGTTTACATTCAACTTCTTGCTCAGGATCTTTAAAAAGTGTTGGTCCGTTTGTATCTGATAAGTAAAAGATAGCTGTTTTTCTATGTGTTAAATCCTGACCAACACCATCTACATGAAATTCTGTTTGAAATTTGCTTGGCATCCCAAAAGTAGTATTTGCTTTTATTTTTATAGGTGCAGTAACTCCCAAATTGTCATAAATAGGTGCTAATAATTTCAACCAATTACTGTTAATACCAACACCTCTGTAGAAAACATGAGTGAATTGCATTAAACCATCACCTTTATTAACTTTACCAAAATTGTAAAACCAAGGAAATTCTTTTGAATGTATAGTCTCAACTATTGGTTTGTAATACTCTTCACTTATAAAATCGTCAATTACTTCTATCGTCATATAAAAATTAACTAGGTTTTGTAGGCCATGTAACACTAGGTACGGCTTCACTAAAAGTACTTTGTTTTGTTATATCTCTTAGCTCTTGTCTATAAGTTTTCCACTTAGCGACCATATCAGTAGACAAAGGTGCATCAGCGATTACAGTCCAGTCATAAGAAGCTAATCTACTGTTTCTTTCAGATCTAATATCATCTTGACTATCTAATTTTTCTTGATCAATATCTTCTTGAGGTTTATCTTTTGTTTCCCACTTTAATGTCCAGACTCCACTTACTAACTCAGGTATGGTCTTCTTATTTATTGTTTGAGTAACTGAGTTGTAAGTTGGACTGCTATCTATTACGACTTTATACGTTCCAAAAGAATTTAATACAGTAGAATCTAATGCTTTTGGAAAAGAGACGTTAGGGTTGTCTTGTTTTAAATCAGTGATCGAGTAAGGATACTTTTCAACTGATCCATCTTTTATTTTTGCGTACATAGTTTTTTAGTTAAGTAAACTCGAATGTAGCCATTCTATTGCCAGAATAGTATGAGCTAGATGGAGGATCTACAAAATGTGCTGCATCTCTAGCGATAACATTACCATCCAATAAAATCTTTAAGGGAGGAGTCCAACCCATTTTATTGTCACTATAGAAATTAATTTTCTTTATAACTTTAGCTGAATCAAATTTTATTAATATTGAATTTGTGTAGAAGTGATTTTCATGAGGTGCTGAAAGCGTATTACCTGCTTCTTCACTATCAAAATTATCGGCATCACTAGGCATTTTAGCAACATAAGTACCAGTGTCTTGATCGCCGTATAAAAGACAAAGGAGACCACTGTTTGAGCTTGTACTACATAACGATTTAAAAGTATTTGTTGTAATTCCATAGACTGAGCCTCCTATATTATTTAATACGACTCCAGACGATCCTGAAATATTATCAAAGTCATAAATAGTTCCGCCTGGTGTAGCATCTGTTACCCCGTCCCAATCAATTGAGCCAGCAGAAGCATTAACAGGAATACCATCATAGTTTTGACCACTATTTGAAGCTTCTACTAAATTTGTATCTGTATCATCAATAATTTCTAGCCCACTAAGTTTTATGCCACCGTAACTAGTGTGAATGTGTTGTATGCTATTTAAATAATTTATTGGCGGACAAAATCTTATTTCTAATTGTGTCCCCGCAGGTGGTGTAGGGAAATAACCTTGTGCATTACTTGGATAAGATCGACCTTCACCCCATATAATTCTTGTAGCACCTACACCACATTGAGATCTAACAGTAGTCATTGCTTGACCATTATCACTATTAAAACCACCTCCTCCTCCTCCGTATTGACCTTGGCAAGTGCCTAAATAATTCCAGTTGTCACCATAAGTTCCTCCCGATCCGTAATAATGTTGTCCACTACTAGCAGGAGTTTCATTGTTTCCTGTCACGCCTACACCACCAGCCATTCTAGCCTGTTTTTCAGCAGCACTACTTGCTGATTGTCCATCATCAGACGTTGTATAACCTCCAGCTCCTCCCCCTCCTCCAGCGTTACTAGCACTTCCATCAGCTCCAGCGCTTCCAGAAACACCTGTCCCTATATTCGTACCTGCATTGTTCCCACCTCTTGCAAAAACAAGGTTTTCCCAATTTTCCCCTTGACTTCCATCTCCTGTCTTCCTTCTTACATAACTGTAATAACCTGTACCGCTATGAGCTGCATCCATTCCATTTGCATCACTAGCAAATCCAGTTCCAGCTCCAAGAAGTAAAACATCCCCAGGAGAAACTGAAATATCATTTACATACCTTAAATCTCCACCTTTTCCACCGTCAGCATCAGAAGTGTGTCTTTCGCCTATTTCACCCGCTCCAATACAACATGCACAAATTGAAGTAACACCATCTGGGACTACAAATCGCCTAAGAGCTGTTTTTTGACTTGTATTGTAATAACCGTGTATAAATTCTTGACCAGCAGCAGCAGCAGCCTCACCCGCACCAGCGGCACCCATTAAATTCTTTTGTGTATTTGGATCCATAGTTAATTAAGCAGCGTTGTCGTAATCAGCTAGAACAGCTCCACGATAGGTCGTACCAGCATCATCAGTAACAAACATAAATAAATGAGTTTTTCCAGTCGCAACAGTTGGAGCAGTTTTTCCTACTCCGCCATTCCAAACAACAGTTGTAGGCCAAGTAATCGTTCCAGAAGTGTGAGTCAATTCTAATGTAAAAGCCGAGACTGTACCTGACGCTGCTGGATTACTAAACGTAAAAGTACTATTTGCATTAATAGTTTTAGTGAAATAGTTTCCAGTACTGACATCTATATCTAAAGCACTAACAGCTTCTGATACTTGTTCATAAGCCCCGTCGATAGTGACACCTGCTGTCGTTACCGTTCCAGCAAACGTGGCGTTTTGTGAGCTAGATAAGGTTAGGGCTGCTGTTCCGTTTGTTCCAATAGCAAGCTGATTTGTTGAATGTTGATACTGTAAGTAACCTCTATACTCGTCAACCCCTGAAGTTCCGTCAGAAAAGAATAAATTCCCGCTATTACCTGTTCCTGATCTAACGGTTATTCCTGTGTCACCTGATCCAGCAACAGTTAAATCATCTGCACTTATATTACCTTCCGTAGTCGTTCCTAAAAGTAGCCTTCCCGAAGAATCGAGCCGCATCCGTGGGCCAGCAGCAACGGTATCTGTTCCACTGTTGTCTTGTGTATGAAAATCTATATTTGCAGCGTGATAACCAGAACTTGAAGTATCCCAATCTGCGGCGGCGGTTGCGTCTATTAACGCACAAACAGCTTGTGTACCTGCACCTGCCTGATCTCTACCAGTAAATCTTATTTCACCTACATGATCTCCAGCTACGATTGATGTATCTTCACTGTGAAGTTGTAATTTTGCTGGTGTATCATTCGCTGCCCCACCATTAGTTAGTTTTACCCCCGTACTTATAGTTTCAAAAGTTTTTAAATTATCGTGATATAACTCTACGGCTCCGTTAGCTATAAATCTTGCACTTTGTTCACCTTGTTTAGGTCGAATTAATATCTCTTCAGTAGTCGAACTGGAATCACCTTGAATATATAAATTACCAGTACTATTCAGGAGGAATGAATTACTTCCATCATGGTAGAGCTGGAGATCTTGACTTGCACCCAATTCAATCTTTAGATCATCAACATCAAGACGTAAACTATTTTTGATAAATATATTAGTTCCAGCATCTCTCATATCCATAACTGTATTACCATCAGCATCTGCCATGACTAATCTGCCACCAGCTCCAGCAGAAACAGCGTCATATCCTATTAGCTGCCAACAATAATTACCACTTACGTCCTTAAGAATTACATAGCAATTATCTGCACCTCCATGAAAACCCACCCCAGTAGAAGTTGTCTCAATTCGCTTACTGTTGTCGTAATAAAGTTGTACAGACCCATCAGATGCTGCAACTATTGAATTTTCATCATTCTTAGGTCTTATATGAATACTATTACTCCCACCTCTAATATAAAAACCACCAGTAATGTTATCTATATAGGTATCTGTACCATTATGCCTAAGAGTTAAATCACCACCTGTACCGAAAGTAGCCTTAGCACTATCAGCAAATTCAAGAGCGTTATCTGACTTGTCCCATACAACATTATTTGCTGCACCTGTCAGGGTGAGATCACCATCAACAGTTAAACCCGTAAGCGTTCCAAGAGAAGTGATTGCAGATTGAGCAGCAGCCGTAACCGTTGCAGCACTTCCAGAAACATTACCTGTTACGTTTCCTGTTAATGCTCCTGCAAAACCTGTGCTGGTTAGCAATCCAGTAGAAGGGTTATAAGTTAAACCTGTATCTGTCTCAGCTCCTTGTGCTCCTGTCGCTCCATCAGCAAACAAAGGATAAACAGTTTCATCAGTTGAGTTATTAGCTGTAACTGAAAATTGTGTTGCTAATGCTGCTGTTCCACTTGTATCTTGCGTTCCAGAAGCATTAACGCCAGGGAGATTTATTGCTGCTGTTCCATCAAAACTAACTCCACCAATATTTCTAGCAGTTGCTAAAGCTGTTGCAGTAGCAGCGTTTCCAGTACACGATCCAGATGAGCCTGAAGTGTTTCCAGTGACATTTCCTGTGACATTACCAATTACATTTCCAGTTAAGTCTGCAACAAACGCACTCGCTGACTTATCCCATAACCCATCTGAACTATCCCCAGTAAAAGTGACATCTCCTGTAAACGTGCCTCCTGCCAATGGCATTTTGCTTGCATCAATAGCAGCATCAGTAGTCCATTCAAGAGTTGTA